CGTTCTTCTACTAATGTGTCTATTCGTATATGTTCTTCGTGTGTGATGAAGTTCGTTCCAAGGACATCTTCCATGTTTACTCCAAACATGAACTGAGGGTAATGCTTTTTTATGAAATCCAAAGAATACACTTGTGGGGTGTTAACATGGATTTCTATGTTTTCTGTATTCATTGTAGGTCATCTTTTAGGTTGTGTTGTATTTTTTAGAAAATCTACTTTATATATGAATTAATCGTATATAATAGTTTTGTGTATTATATAATAGATGTTTTGTTTTTATGAAATCCAAAAACATTTTCTTATGTTGATAAATGCTGAACTATTTATAATTTACTTTTTACTTTAATCATAGTGAAATTATTTTTTTTATATTTGAAGTTGTTTTTGTTATAGGTGTGGGTGGTATTTGTGTTTGTTTTGGTATATGTGTGGTGCTAGATAAACATTCTTTATGAAATCCAAAAGGGAGTTATGGGGACTTGTCTTGAAAAATCTATGATGATGTATTGCCGCTACTGAATCGTTAAAATGACTATTTGGGGGCAGTTACAAGATAACAGGTCTTTATGATGAGGTTGATGATTAGCGATTTAGAGTGTTTTTCAAAAGTGATTTTTTTCGTTGCTATAAGAAAAAAAGTGGTTACATTTTTACATGGGTAAAAAATGACAAATATGGTCGACAAAATCAAATGTATTTTTGTAACTGCTATAAAAATATCTTTATAAAATGTATATTCATAATATAACAGTAAATAAAATTGTGTAACCGTAGAATTCAAATTTTGTAAACTTGGCAAAAATAATATCAGATTTGGATTTTGGTAATTTTTTGAGTTTTTTTAAAAACGCTATGAAGAGCCTTATGTAACTTTGTAACCCATTTTATAACTCAATGAGAGCCTCTTAAGAGAAGAATACCTACAAATCGATGGTGGCATATTGGATTTTTTTCTCAAAATAAAGTTTTTAAAAAACGGTTACATTTTTGCAAAAACAGCCTCCTGTTATCGTTTCGTCCGGTTACACTTTAGTTACATTTTGCCCTATTTCAGTCTCCTGTTATCGTTTTTTTCGGTTACATTTTTTTTCGTTAAATAATGCTATATTTTGAATACAATTGTCGGGAAACATCTATATTTGTCATTTTTTAAAAGTCTGTTTTTGAAATCGTCATCGGTAGGCATCGTAGTAATCTATATATAGTATTAAAACATTTAAGGTATTAGCAAATTCATTAAAGGTCAAAACTCCAAAATGGATTTGCTATCGTAAAAGTGTCAAACACAATAAATGGTGAGTTAAAATGGTCAATAAACCAAAAGCGGTCACACCCGCAACAAAGGAAGAAGTGAAAACTCTTACAAACGAAGAACGTCTCGACAAACTTGAGGCTGAAAATAAAGAATTACGTGCAATGGTTGCAAAGAAAGGATATTCTTCAGACCCTCTCGAAGCCAAAAGACAAAAACAGATGGAAAAGGACAACTGTCGTTGGTTCGGTATTTGTTCAATCGACAAAGAGGGAAATTGGGAAGTCAAGGGGCAATCTTGGGGACGTGGTGGAACATCTGTAAACGCAGAAGGTCCAATCAAACAAGCGGCTAACAAGTTGGTCAAAAGACTTATTGAATACAATGAGAAACCTGACGGAACATACACAATCAAGAACCCGGAAATCACTTTCTTAATCAAAGAAAATTACACAGATTTCGCAATCCCGATTACAATCAAACTCGAGTTAGTTGAATCAAAACCTGTCATGAAGAACGGTATTGATGTCATGAAGAACTCCAAGTCTGGATATCCGAAATCCGTTGAATACATCTTCGGTGAAAGAGTTCAGTTAGATTTGAGCAAGAAGATTGTCAAATCTCAGAAAGAATAAATTATTGTTGTAGGATTGTCAGAACGGTGATTATGATAACCCTCCAACATCAATCACCCACAAAAAAGTATGAGGTTGGTGTAAGAGAACATCAATTCTCATACTAAAAATTATCATCGAATCTCAATCACACGAAACACTACGTCAATGAGTGTCGAAGGATTAAATATTTGAATTAGAACACATCAATCTCGCCTGTTGTGTTCTAATTCACATATGTCGCCAAGTGAATATTTTAGATTGAATGATTTCAACCACATATAAATTCATTATTAGATTAAGTGGCTTTAATTCCACTTTTGGATTTTATAAAAGTTATGACACGCAGGTCATGGATTAGTTAAATGGTAAAACTCACACCAGAGCAAGTAATTAGTATAGCACGAGCATACAACACAGGAATTGACGTATCAGAGATAATTGATGATATGACAGCACCTGTAAGTAAGAATGTATCATTCTGGTTAGAAGAAGATGCAACAGCTGTTTTAAGTTCATTATACCGTGCTGGACATGATGACGAATATGTGATAAAGTTTATTCATGAACATGGGTTTGAGAACTCTGAAGAAGTGTTCGAAGAACTTATGAAAGTGGATGAGTTCAGAGTTCTCCGTCATAAAGGGAAAGAATGGGGAAACAACATTGTTGAGAACGCATTATTTATGCGTGCGAAAGGATATTTCGTCACAGAATATAAGGATATACTCGTGGATGGGGATGTGAGGGCATTATCTACGAAGAAGTATATAGAACCCAACTTGACGGCCAGCAAAATGTGGTTGGAAACACAAGCGAGTAAGAAGTGGGGTCCAAAACTTGAAGAAGGTAATGACGGTCAAGTGAAAACAATCATGAAGACGTTGGCGGAAGCAGACACAGTCCATGCAATAGAGAAACTCAGAAAAATGAAGGCTAAGGGTATCTATACGGACGAAGAGATGATTGAGTATGAAGTTGATTATCTCGGGGTCAAGTATGATGACGTGATTAATGACTTATACTCAGACGTATCTGCGGAAGAATTATCCAAACGGTGATATTCGGTGGCATATAACAGAGGTCTTTTTGGAGTCGGTGTAGGGGAATCCATGACCTCTGATTGTTTGGGAGTAAGGGCAGTAGACCCAATTAAACAGGGGATATACTCCCATTTTGGATTTCAAACAAAAGTGACACTCACAGAGCAAATTGTTGGAAATGAGAAATTGAATGTCCCGTTGCTTACGGATAAGCAGTGGAGGATATTATACAACTTCATTAAAGGTAAAACTGAACCTAATCTGTTTTTTGAAGGGTCTGTGTCAAGCGGGAAAACATTTTTGCAGTGCGTTCTTTTTGGGATATTGGCACAGATGTGTGATAAAAATGATTTACTACTTGTGGCTGGGTATAGCTTGACGACAGTAGAAGCAAATATTGTGGAACCGTTGCGAGCTATGTGGGGAAAGAACTTTAAATGCACAAGCACTAAGGCACCTGGAAGATTGTTTGGGGTGAAAGTGGAGTTCAGAGGAGCGTCAGACATACGCTCTGAGGACAGTATTCGCGGTATAACGTTGAAGGGTGGGTTGATTGATGAGGGAAGCATTTGCAATAAAGCTTTCTTTGATATGTTCATGACAAGACTACGAGCGAATGGTGCATGGAGTTTGATTGGCACAAACCCAGACGCGCCGGGTCATTGGATTTATAAAGATTATGCAGATAAAGGTGCAGAAATAGGGTGGAGTTGTTTTCATTTTAAACTTAGAGATAATACGTTCCTTGATGAAGCGTATATTCAACGTATGGAAAAGATGTTTAGTGGTGTATTCTACGACAGATTTATTCTTGGCTTGCGGGTGTCTGCGGAAGGGAGTGTTTATAAGACGTTCCACAAATATGAGGATAGAATCGTAAGGAAGTTGACTAAAAAAGATTACGATAACATCACATATACAGTCATGGGAATAGACTTTGGTGGTAGTGTAAGCAAGACTGCGTTGACTATATGTGGGTTCGGCAAAAACTTCGACAAGTTCTATGTGATAGATGAGTTGTTGATTGACAGCAAGAATTTGATTGTGCAAGAGATGTATGATGCTGCGTCCACATTGATAAATAGGGCAATAAAGAAACCTCAGATATTCTACTATGACAATATGGAAACTGTGTTAGGGAACACGTTAGGGACAATGTTGTGGGACGGTGGATATACACTCAGTGTGGAGCCATGTGTCAAGGAAGCTATAAGTAATAGACTGTGGTTCAACAATTTCATGATTGAGAATGATGGCATAATAATAAGCGACACTTGTATTGAATATATAGACAGTATGAGGGGAGCTGTGTATGATAAGAAAGGTGAAAGAATGGATATTGGCAAAGACAATCCGTTCTGCGTGGATATACAGGACTCTGTAGAATACTGTTATCAGCACGTTATGAGTATATTGCAGTACGGTATATTAGACATGACATTAGGAGTGACGCCAACACGAAAGGATGTCAGTTTTTCACATTTATTTAAGAATAAGGAGGTATAAATAGTATGAATGTAAGTCAGATTTTAGAAAAATTAGGATACGAGTCAATTGATGAGTCCATGATGAGAAACATTATGAACCATTGGATGAATAGATATAATGGGACGTATGGTAATAAAATGATAGTTCGGACGAATGGTGGTAAGAAGAAGTCCGAGAGACGTTATAATCTTATGTTAGAGAAACTTGTTTGTGAAGCGAAGTCACAGTTGTTGCTGAACGAGCGTTGGAAAATACAAGTTGAAGGTGATGCGACTGCACAAGCACAACTGGATAAGGCGTTGGAGGATAATAATTTTAACGATAACGTCAATATGCTGTATGAAATGGTCTCATGCTTAGGTATTGGGGCAACATTTGTGTGTAAGGGTAAGAATGGGTTACCGAGCATTCAGTTTGTGTATGGTCAGAACATTTATCCTATAAGTGTAGAGAACAATAAAATAACAGAATGTGCGTTTGTGACAACAAATTATCTCAAGGGCTCTAAAATATATCAGATTACTGTACACAGTAAAGGTGATGATGGATTATACAGAATCAAGAACATTCTTTATGATGTGAAGAACGACAAGGAGTTGCCTGCGAGTTTGATGGGGGTGGAAGCAGAAGGAGTGTATGGGGAGACTCCTACGTTTCAGATTTATAAACCTACTGCTATAAACCACATCAATTTGGATTCTACATTCGGGGTTAGTATCTTCGCAACATCTCATGATATAATAGATACAGCGAATGATATATACACATCATACAATTGGGAGTTCAAGATAGGGAAGAAACGTGTAATGGTAGCGTCAGCCGTAATGAAACCTGTGTTCGATGATTCGAGCAGAACAATAGCGACAATATTTGACGCCGATGATGTCATCTATCAAGAGTTGGGCAGGTCAGATGAGCCATTTGTCAAAGAGATTGACATGACATTGAGGGTGGATGAACACACAAAGGCGATTAACGACCAACTCAACTATCTGTCCTCAAGAAGTGGGTTTGGTAACAGTTACTTCACTTATGACGGAATGTATTCAAAGGCAAAGACTGCGACAGAGGTTATTTCCAAGAATCAGGAGTTGGAGGCAGCGATACAGAGGGACAGATTGATTATAGAATCGTGCTTGGTCTCAATGAGTAAAGTTATATTGGAGATGTATGGGACAGATGTAGGTAACGTGTCGTTGATGTGGGATG